GTGCAGAACGTATTAATGGATGGGCAGCTATGATTGGTGTCATGGCTGCAATGGGTGCATATGCAACCACAGGTCAAATCATTCCAGGCATCTGGTGATGACCACCGAGACACTGATAGATGTGTTTACGGGAATTGCTACAATAGGTATTATCATTTCTTTACTTAAGTCTTCTGATATTGATGACGACGACGGACCAGATAAAGGGATAATGCAACCAGTATTTGAGGGGGTATAACTACCCTCTTTTTTTCTAAATACTTATACCTATTTTTTTACCCATGCTAGGAAAACCAAAAGCAAAGGTCGAAGAAAAGGACCATGATGAAGATAAGAGTGAAGTTCTTGGCAATTTAGTGAAAGTTGTTGTACTAATTTGGTCTGCATCTCTCCTCACATTCAGTTACGTAAGACTTCCTAACGGTCAAAAGATTCTTGATTTTGATCCTACTTTTATTGCATCAGTATTCTCTGGCTCATTAGCAGCCTTTGGTTTATCACCAGCAAAGTCGGGTGGTACACCACAGAATAAAAAGAAAGAAGGTGAACCACCAGTTCAATCTGCAGTAGAACCTAAGAAGTAATCTTTGTGACCAATGATTTTATTTGTACGTCACTGGATGGAATCTCCTCCTGCATTAGGATTCCTAGGATTCATTTTAATATTTGTACCTATTCTAGGTATGTGGGCAGTCCATAAATATGGCTGGGAACATTGGGCACCATTTGATCATGAATCTAATATTGAGACCCCTGAATGATGTAAACGATGTAACATGGAGTGTCATCATTTGTTTGATAACACTCCTTTGTGGTACTGGGTATTACATATATACGATTATAGATATAGCTAATAAGGAGATGTCTAATGGCACCGATGACACCCCCGAGTCGTAAGAGTTGTTACAATTTCAGAGTCATCTCTATAGATAGAGTGCTCGATGGCGACACTATAGACTGCACCATAGACTTAGGTTTTGACCTTTATAAAAAAGAAAGAGTTAGAGTTGCTGGTGTGGACACACCAGAGAAAAGAACCAAAGACCTTGAAGAAAAGGAACTAGGTATTCATGCGACTAACTGGCTTAAAGATAAACTGGAAGGTGCTATCAGTGGAGATGATGATCTCGTTATCCGTACTGAGCTTGTCGGTGGTGTCGGTAAGTACGGTCGCCTTCTTGGGTGGCTTTACGTCGGGGACGGCGAGTTGTCCCTCAACGAAATGATGATCGCCGAAGGATATGCGTGGCCCTACGATGGCGGTACAAAGAAAAAAGATTTTGAGGAACTGCGTGAGATTCGCAGACAACATGGAACTCTAGTATGATGAGTGGTATTTTTGTATATGGATTTTTAATTCTTCTTTGCGTTACAATGGAATTGACTTGGACTAGGAAGTCATGATTGGTTTATATCTTACGGTCACAATCATTGTACTTCTTGTAGCATATGCAGGATTTGAAAATACGATGAGGTTGTTTGCCTATATTGATTTACAATTAAGGTTTATACCTATTCGTATTAAACTAGAATTTATGAAGAGAAAATTAAAAAGACAACTTCTTATAGATAGAGAAGAACTTTTAAAGAAGGTAGAAAAAAATGCAAAAGATCATTAATGGTATTGCATTACTATCAGGTCTTGTATCTCTGGGTGTAGTCGTAGGTGGTGCATGGATCTACCTTGAGAAAGATAATATGATTCATAATGTGAAGACTCAAATGATTAACGGTGTCACAGAGTCAATCACAAATGCATTACCTGGTATGTTGGATGCAGCAATGCCAGAACTACCTGATGCAACAGGTGGGGTCATTCCAGATTCTACACCCTCTGTAACTGGTGGAGCAATTCCCTTTTAAAAATTTAATTAAAATTTGATGAGAAGTGTTAAATAATAACAATATTAATTGATGACTATGACTCGAACTGCATACACTTCTCGTACATATAAAAAACAAGTCAGAAGAGAAGCAACAGAACAGTTTTTTCTCTTCGTTGCTTTTCATTCTGCTTGGTCAGCTATTCTAAACTTTTTTCATGATTAATGGAAATACCTGAGATTAAAATTAGGGATATTGACATTCCTCAATGGTCCTTTAATAGTCCTTCACAATCATTACCATACACTCCACCAGTTACGGTAAATATAGGTGTTCCAATTATTGACATACCAGGATGTGTTGAGGCTCATGAGTCAAACAACGGATCAAAGACCATTAACTCCGATGATGAGAATGGCATTATTACGTATTGTGACTCTGGCATTCCCAGTTATAATCCTATTAATTTTGAACCTGAACAGATAATTCCAACATATCCTGCAGGTGTTGAAACCAAACAAGAGAATAAACCAAAACCACCAGGACAAGTAGAACTTCCACAACCAACACCACCTACTACTGCCAAGGTAGATTGTCCTACAGAATCACAGGTAGCAAAAGAACCTGTAGGAACATACATAGAAGGTTTTAGAAAGATAGTTACTGAATATAAGTTAATTGGTAATGAGTGTGTCCAGATAACAGAATCAGTCCCACTACCTCAACAGATAGTAGCAGGACTGCCTAGTGGTGGTCAGGTTGTGCAAGTGGGTGGCATTGCTGTCATCGCTACATCATCAGCACTGTTAGCAAAACCGTTGGCAGACATACTTTTGAAAGCAGTCAAACCAACGGTCAAGAAAGTCATGAAGAAGATTGCTACTATTCGTAAGAAACCTATTCCTGTTTTGTCGTCAGGGGAGCGCCGAGCAGAGCAGCGTCAGATGAACCACGCTGTTCGGGAGTTGCGTTCTGTGTTTCCGAGGAAGAAGGGATAGTATGTCTATGTGGGGGAATGACACCACCAGGGTTAGTAACAATCACATCCGCACACACTTTATGATATGGCGACTTGGGGTGGAAATAGATACCCTGTTTCTTCAACTCACCACAATTCTTGAGACGGGCAATTTCAAAATCTAATCTTTTATTTGCAGTCAGTTGTTGTTGAAGAGCAATCTGAGTTGCTGCAGCTTGTTTGCATTGTTTTTGTAGGTCTGAATCTAAGGGTTTAGACCAAGTGGCTGAAACCCCAAGAGATAGGTTGTAATTATCTTTTTGACCAGTTCTAGTCGGAACATAGTAAAGAATGTTTCCAGGGTTGTCTAGAGACCCATCATCATTTAAATCACGCATGTCATATACTGGGTCATTATAATATGGTTCATATGGTTTCTGTGCAGATGCTGAACCAGTTATGAATGGTGTGATATTAAGAGTAGGTCCTTGGCATTGAATTCCTCCACCATATGTGTTTGTAATGTATGGTCCTTGGAGGACTTGGATTGCCTGATTAGTAACAGAACCTGAAGAGTTAGCAATAGGAGAAGCTGTGGCGCTAACACCACCCACAGTTTCAGCAAGTGCTTGAGTTGGGAATAAAGATCCAAGAAGAAGTGCTCCTATTATTGGCTGAAAATGGAAGTTGTGTCTGTGACGCTTTTTATTTCTGTCGTTCTTTGAATTATCGTTTGATTGCTTAAACCAGGACCCTGATAGGTTTCTGTGAACTGAAACGATGCCCCTGGTGTTGTTTGTGTGAATGTTGGTCTGCTTGTTAGTCCTGTCCATGATGATGTCACGCCATCTATACTTACATTGTTAGCACCTGTACCTGGTCTTAAAGTACCTGATGCTGTAATTCCACTCCCAGTTACAGAGTATTGATACCCTGTATTATAGTCCATTGAATTGATAGTTTCAGTTACAGTAGATGTTGTCTCTGTATGACTGGTCATGGAGCCTTGTGTAAAGTTAGGCACGACTGGCACAGAGTATGCTGGTTGTACCAAACCATGAATTGCACCAAGAATCAAACCGAGACCGATTGCTTCTTGAAATCTAGACATGACTATTTAACAGTGATCTCAGTAATAAATTGACCAGTAGCACTAGTTCCAGCACCACCAGCAGTTAATCCAATAGTGTGAGTGCTATCGATAGTACCAGCGAGAGAACCAGCCACCCCACCAGCAGTGGTCGTGACACTTCCAAATGCGGGTAGGGTTCCAACCACACCGCTAGAAACGGTCGTGCCTGTTGGGATTACGTCTCCTTCAATGAATGATTCGGTAAGAGAATATGTCCCTGTACTGGGTGCAGTATAAGATGTTGGTGTATATCCAACGGCACTTCCTGAAGTAAGTGTCCCAAGTCCACCTTCTGTTGTGACAGTAAGATTATTACCAGTTACCGAATAGGTAGATCCAAGACGAGTTGCTTGAGAAGCAGCAGAATCAACTGTCAGTTGGACACTTGAAGAAATTTTATGTGTAAGATCGGCATGTGCAGGTGCCGCCATCAGTAACATTCCAAAAGCAATTAATGCTTTTTTCATTTCTAACTTATAACTTCTTTTATTTAGAAATTGTTTTATGTGTTTCAATACTAACAATATTTGTGAAGAGATGATTAAATTTGTAAATAATAGAAATTGTATCAGTGTGTAACAGACAATGGACAAAAAAGAGACATCTGACCTATCTATTGATAGAAAAGAGTGTCCTCGTTGTAAAGCGGTGTGGTTAAATGGACAACACATATGGTCTGGTACTGGTAAGCCTGGAGATCCTGAAACCTTATCTAACCTCGTCTGTGGTTTGGTGGAAGATCCTAAATGTATAAATCCTTCACATAAAAAGGGACATATATACGGAGAGAAAGATACTTGGAAGAAGAGATCTAAGTTTATTGATAGTAAGATTAAAGGAGATTGTCATGCCACATGGTCAAATGACTCGTTATGAGATTTTATCAAAGGTATATAAACTAAAAGAAGAACTTAAAAATAGACCAGGAATGTCGGAACAAAAATTCCTTGCTGACGAGTATCTCAACAAAGTCCTTGATTATATAAACGAATTTACCTACTAATAAATATAAGAAAACATCTTTGTTAGATGGCGTCTTATAATTCAATCCTTCGTCATGTATCAATGGCGGATGTAAAAAGAAATACATGGAAGCTTCAGGAACAGAAGCGTATAGAAGAACTGTGTCATAAAGAAGAACTCAAAATTTTATTAAACAAAAATAGTCCATTATATTCTAACTGGAGATTTGACCTGAGTGAAGACATGACCACTCAGGCAATGACTTATGCTACAACATTACCAGGTGAAGGGACTACAGATTTAGCAAGTGCCGAAAATTATACTGACTTTGTAGGTTCAACACAAGATGGTGCATATATTACTTTAAATGCAAACAATGCTCCCGCTTTCGATAATGCTGAAGCAACAACATTAGACCTCGGTGATTTATCAAAATACACAACAATTTCTGTTGATGCTACTCAACTTACTTCTGGAACTCAGGCAATTAGATTGTTTGGAAACTATGGTTATGACCCAAACATATTTTATATTATGGCTAATGATTTATTAACAGATAATACATTTAGTGTTCCATATTATGCTGGTGATAGAACAAATTTTAGATTACAAATAAGATCTTTCAATGAAGACCCTGGAAACATGGCGACTTATAAAGTCAAAATTAATTTTCAAAGAAGAACACCAATCACAATTTTTGTTCCACTTGATAGTCCAGAGGCTTCATCGTTTGTAAGAACTGGTGAGTTCTCTCAACTATCAAATGAACAGAAGATTGACAGACTTAGAAAGATGATGAATGCAAGTGATCAATATCTCTTTAATAAGTTTGGTGATGCATTCCCTGGTACTAATGCTGATCAAGAATTTGCAGATGTTTCTCAAGCACCATCATGGGAACAAGCAGCAGAAGTTGATTATGGTGAAGATTTAACACCACTTTCTAAGAATCCATATGGAACAGAATTGTATAAAACAGCTGATGCATCAATAGCTGGTGAACTTGGATTGCTTGGTTTAACTGCAGATGCACTTATAGGACTTGTTGGATTGGGTGTTGGTGGAATTATGGCAGTAACTAATTTATCAAGAGATGCGGCAGAGTGGTTGGTAAATAAGTATTCACCTGATGCAGGAAAGGCTGTAAGAGATGCTCAAGATTATGAGAGAGGTACAAGTGAGCAACAAAGACAAGAAACAGCAGAAGCTGATCAGAAATTAAAAGATGCAACCGCAGAACTTGAAGCAGCAAATGCTAGTGGAGATCCTGAAAGAATTGCAAGGGCAGAAGAAAGAAGATCAAATGCTGTAAAAAATAGACAAAGAGTGAGAAATAAATGGAAAACGAATAGACAAAATCAAAAAAATTCTTATGAACCAGAAGGAGAAATGATTGTGGAAAAGAAACTTAAAAATCCAAAGGCATTCTTCCAAGATAAAGATATTAAACCTGAATTCCCAGAGAATCCACCACCTCCACAGATCAAAGGACTTCATCCTGATTTAGTTACGGGTGAGAAGACTTCTCAAAGATTTAATAAACTAGATCCTATTAGTGCTAAAGCAATGCCAAGGACTGGTATTAAAGCTATTGATAAGAAGGTTCAAATAGCTTCAAAGAAACTTAAGTAAAACCCTTATCATCCTGGACAAGCCTATTCTATTGAAGAATAGACAGTCTGTCAAGTGGCTGAAAAGGTTGACAGGACTACTGGTATGGTCTATTATAAATACATCAACGGAAGAGGCCCTGACATCAGGACCCCTTTTTTTGTGACTCCCCTTAAACCAAGACCTCTAGGGAGTATAAACACGTCTTTCATATCCTCGTTAAGGGTACGAGGAAATAGTAACTCCACCATTTCCCTGATGGTCTTACTTTTTTGTCTACAACAATGTCCGCAACTCTTTCGCGCCAACAAGGCGCCTCTTCCTGGGAATCCTTCTGTTCCTGGGTCACGTCTACAAATAACCGTCTGTATGTCGGTTGGTTCGGTGTGCTGATGATCCCAACTCTGTTGGCAGCAACCGCTTGTTTCATTACTGCGTTCATCGCTGCTCCCCCAGTGGACATCGATGGCATTCGTGAACCAGTCGCTGGTTCTCTGATGTACGGTAACAACATCATCTCTGGTGCAGTTGTTCCTTCTTCCAACGCAATTGGTCTTCACTTCTACCCCATCTGGGAAGCAGCTTCTCTCGATGAGTGGCTGTACAACGGTGGTCCTTACCAGCTGGTAGTCTTCCACTTCCTGATCGGTATCTTCTGCTATATGGGTCGTGAGTGGGAACTTTCCTACCGCCTGGGCATGAGACCTTGGATCTGTGTTGCTTATTCTGCACCTGTTGCAGCTGCATCTGCAGTCTTCCTCGTCTACCCATTCGGGCAAGGTTCGTTCTCTGACGGTATGCCTCTCGGCATCTCTGGTACCTTCAACTTCATGCTTGTCTTCCAGGCAGAACATAACATCCTGATGCACCCCTTCCACATGTTGGGTGTCGCTGGTGTCTTCGGTGGTTCACTGTTCTCCGCAATGCATGGTTCACTTGTCACATCTTCACTCGTAAGAGAGACAACTGAAAATGAGTCCCAGAACTATGGTTACAAGTTCGGTCAAGAAGAAGAGACTTACAACATTGTCGCTGCCCACGGGTACTTCGGTCGCTTGATCTTCCAATACGCTTCCTTCAACAACTCCCGTTCGCTGCACTTCTTCCTCGCAGCATGGCCTGTTGTCGGTATCTGGTTCACTGCTCTTGGTGTTAGCACCATGGCATTCAACCTCAACGGTTTCAACTTCAACCAGTCCATCATGGATGGTCAAGGCAAAGTCCTGAACACCTGGGCTGACGTTCTGAACCGTGCTAACTTGGGAATGGAAGTCATGCACGAGCGTAATGCTCACAACTTCCCACTGGACCTGGCAGCTGCCGAGTCAACTCCTGTTGCACTGACTGCTCCAAGCATCGGTTGATAACAACGGAGACTCCGTATAAAGAGGCTGAGATCATTCGTGATACTTGGCCTCAACTATACAGACCTTCTAAAAAAAGAATAATTAAGAAGGGGTCCAAGTGACCCCTTTTTTATTGCGAAAATTTTACTTTGCGTAAATAATATGGTATAATAATTAGATAAGTTATTAAACCAATGAAGACTTGTACTAAATGCGGCGAGACTAAAGCACTGACAGAGTTTTACAAGAGGAAGGACAGACCCTCTGGGGTCAACTCCCATTGTAAAGTCTGTCAGAAGAAGATGATGACCGCCAGATATAATAAAGACCCTGAATATGTTGCTGACTTACAAGCAGCTCGTAGATATGGTATTACTTTGAAGGACGTTCAGGATATGCGGGAGGCGGCACAGGGAGTGTGTCAATGTTGTGGCCGCACAGATACAAACAAATACAAACGACTGGTTATAGACCATTGTCATAGGACTGGTAAGGTCAGAGGATTGATATGTCAAAGGTGTAATTCGATACTCGGATACTGCGACGATAATATCCTGACGCTTCAGAACCTGGTGGAGTATATAAGTAGTAATGCCGATTGACCTTCTCTGTAAAGAAGTGTAAACTAAATACGTTAGAATTCTAAGAGGTTTAATTGGCTTCATCTACTCTTTCTATACCCAAACAGGGAGGAGGTTGGTTCGATGTCCTGGATGATTGGCTCAAACGTGATAGGTTTGTTTTTGTCGGTTGGTCTGGCCTTCTCCTTTTCCCTACAGCTTATCTCGCTCTTGGCG